GTGGGGGTCTAACTACGTTTGGGTTATTCATAATTAAGTCACATCACCAAAATCTTCATATCCTGCAGGAGATTCATAATCATCAAAACTATCTCCATCGCCATCAGAATCTTGAAAGAAAGGGTCTGGTAGTGGAGCAAATTCAGCAACTTTAGCTCCCCCTGTTCCTTGCCCTGTAGTTGTGTAACGTTGACCCGGCTGAAAAGTAGTTGGTTTGTAAGTAGGCGTTATTTTTGCTGACAAATCTTCACCTTTTCCTATCCACCCTACTGATGGTGAAACACCCGAAAGTACATCTGGTAATCGTGTTCTTGTTACTTTAGCTGTTGTAGGAGTTGTAATTGGAGGAGTTTTTGTTACATATTTTTGATCAATTTCTGATTCGTATAATCCTGTTCGTGGATTGTATATATCCATTGGGTCAGGTGTTCTTAATATAGAAGCGGGAAGTTTAGCTTCGTCTGGAGAAAATCCTATGAATCTATCGTCAAATTCACCTGAACCAAATCTTTTTGTAGAATCTACAATATCTGTACTAAATTCACCCGGACCTAATTGTGGATAATTTGCATATTTTCCAGTGCCAGAAATAACATCTGTTTCTGCAAATTCACCTGAACCAAATCTTCCTGTAGGTGTTGGTTTAGTTGTAATACCACTGTCGTCTTCTCTACCCGTAGTTCGTGGTAAAGTAGGTGCTAAAAGTTTGTTTTTAATTTTGGTAGCTTCATCTTTTGTAACCTTTCCCCAACTAAACATATTTCTGCCTTTTCTTACTTCCGCTAACCATTGTTCTGCTAAACTTCTGTTACCACCAAACTCTTTATTTGCTAATTGTATTAATGCTTTTTCAGAACCGTAATATGACGTTTGACCATTTGCATCTACAAACCAACCATCTGCACGGTATCCCCCCACACCACCAACACCAAATCCTTCTTCGTCAGAAATACCATTTTTTACAGGTAAAAATCCTTTTTGTATTGCTTCCATATTTAAAATTTTTTGATTAGTCGTTCCTGTCGGTAACGTTCCGATATAATTTATATCTCCGGGTCGTCTTACTAAATACGTTCCATCTACGTTAATGGCATACCCTGTATCTTGTAAAGGTGAACCCGCAACTTCTTTTCTTTGTGGGTGGTCTAAAGGTAAATCGGATATATTAAAAGCTGCTTGAGCCGCTTGAACTTCTTTTGAAGCTGCCATTTTTTCACTTATTGCCATATTACCTATAACATTAAGCATACCTCCTCCCGGATTTTCTGTACCCCACGGGGTATTTACAGGTTCTCCAAATAATGCTGATCCTATCAAAGCACCTGAAGGTCCTGCTATAGCATACCCTAAACTTGTTATAGTAGCGTTTCGTTGAAAATCGGATTTGTCACCAATACCTTTACTTTTTTTGTAATCATCCCATGATTTAGCTGAAAGATCCATACTTTGTAAATCTACAGCATTTACTTTTGCATCGTAATAGTTACCTACAGCTTGTAACGTTCCGTCAGGAAGTTTTTTAAATTGATTAGAAAGAAGATTTATTTCGTCAGAATCGTCACTACTTACTCCTGTTGCACTTAAAACTGTAGCCGTTTTTTGTTTTTTATCGTCATCATCATCATCATCATCTTTTACCGTAGATTTAATTCCTGTCATACTTAAATAATCTTTGTAAAAATCAGGTCTTCCAAGTAAGTATTCTTCTTGAGAGTACGCTTTTCCGGGAACAAATCCTGTATCCGTATATGTTTCTTCAGCCATTTTTAATTACCTTTTCGTGATTATTCTTCAACTCTAGGAGCATTTCCAGTAAAGCCAGTTTCCCCTGCAGTTGGCGTAACTCCGACTCCGATTGTGCCGTTACCAGACCCTTGATTGTCAGTTCCTTCAGGCTGTTGAGGTACTCCACTAGGTTGTTCCATTCCTTGCTGTTGATTAGGGGCGACAGCACCTTCGCCTGTTCCTTGTTGAGCATCTTGCATCATTCCTTTTAACATTTCAGCGTATAACTGTGCTTCGTTGTGGTCGTTAACTAAAGTTTCTGGATCTATATCTTGTGCTATTGCAAGTTCTTTTATTAAATTTGGTATTTTTATAAAAGGTGCAAGCATCGGGTTAGATACGGTTTGAAGTAACGCAGTTAATCGTTGTGTACGTACTTCTTTTTGCATAACTGCAGCAACGCCACGTGGTTTTATTTCAAGATCCCCTTTAATTTCTTCAATATCTGGATTAAATTGCATGTTCCATTGAAAAAAAGCTTCTCCGACAGGTTTAAGAAGATTATCATCTATGTTCTTTATAACTGTTTTCATAGACAAACTTGCTGAACCCATCAACATTGATAATCCTGCAGCAGTTCTACCTGTACCCGTTACTCCTGTTTGTCCGTGAAGTATTGATGGTATACCTGTTTCTTCATCTGCAAGTTGCCTTGATATTTGATACATTTGTATATTTTCTGGTGCAGTATTAGGAAATTTTAATCCATTAATAGCAGTACCTGTTACTCCTGATTGTCTTCGGAATATTTTTCCGGGAAATATATCCATGTTTTGTCCGGGAACAAGACTTGCTTCGTCTACATCAAATACAAGATTACCTGCAAGTGCGAGATTATCTATCGCCATACGAACGTGACCGTTCATAAGCATCTGCGCATCTTCCATGTTTTCTGCTACACCAACTCCCCACAATTGATAAGGATTGATTTCAAATGGAAACGCTTGAAAAGGTATTCGTGCAGGAGTAAACGGGTTTGCAACGCATCTAAGTATCATGTTGCCACACACCCAAACGTTAACTTGCATCTGATCAAATTCAGACATTTCATTAACGCCTTCCATACCTACTTCATCAGCATATTTTTTGTCAATCACTCCCCAGTATTCAAGAACTTCAAATCTGTTTTCTTGATAGTATGGTTCAGTTTCGTCTTCACGAATAGTATCTTCGTAATACTTATCTTCGTAGTTAGCACCTTTTGCAAGACATTCTTCAATAGCCATTGCATCAAAATGAGGTCGTTTAATAAGACCTCGAAGTTGTTGACGATTCATACGATGTCTTTGAATAACGTATTCACAATCGTCTATACTTGTTGCTGACGGATCAGGGTGAAAATCCCACAAAGAAACGTACTCAATTCGGGGCATTACTTTTTCGTAAGGACTGTAAACTCTGTTACCTTCCGCATCGTTTTCCCAGTTGTGTACCTTTTTGTAAAAGTTAAAAGGCCCTTTTACTATTCCTGTTCCAAGTAAAGCTGATTCAAAAATAGCTCGTCTAAACACATTAACAGCATTGCTATCAAGAAGTTGGTCGTGAATACACTTCTCCATACGCATTGCCATTTTTTGTGCAGGTTTGACTTGTGGTTCACCTAATTTAGATGTTCCTGCGACAAGCATGTTTGGAAATTCTTTACCGTACGAACCTAGTTTGTGTGGTTCTTCTAACGATAAAGCACCGGGAAGAAGTTGTTTTCCATCTCCTTCAAAACCATACGGATCAGTCATCTCATCAATTGGTGTTTTCATGTGAGCAAATTCTTCAATACCTTCTGGCATTGGGGTAGGCTCAACCACCAACGGAAATTTTTTGTTAGCAAACAATATGTCTACTATTTGACCGTACGCTGCAAGAACTTTAGTTTTAGTTATTTTTATAAATACTTTAGAACGTTCAGAATCACGGTATTGAGTTGTAGAATCGTAAATTCCTCTAAAGTTTTTATACGCCTGTAACCAACGTTGTTCGTGTGTGCGTCTGCCGTTTTCTGAATCTTCAAACTTTTTCTTTACGTAGCCTGCCAGTCCGGGCATTTGCCCTGACGGATCATTTATAGATACGCTAGAATCGTCTTCAGGTTGAAGAAAATTATCATCAGCCATTAATTTTTACCTTAATTAGAAGTAGTTTTTGTCGTCAGCCATTTTGTTGAAAGATGCTTCAACTGTTGGTTTAGTTTGCTTCTTTGGCATATCTACCTGTAAAGCATTACCATCAATTGTAGTTGAGAACTCTTTCTTTTCCCTGTATAACTGATTAGAACCCATCGGGTCGTTATGAGATGTCTTATCTGAATTCATAACATAAGATGGTCCATAATTGTAGTCATTGTTAGGCATTATTGTCTCCCTATTTGGTTTTTGTTAATAAATCCTCCAGAAGCGTAACCTCTGGGTAATCCTATTCCTTGTCCTGTTAATGATTGTGTTAGTGCATCTAAAATAGACCCACTTTCTTTTATTGATTTATCATCTGCAGCTTTTTCACTTACAAATTTTTCTGTAGCTTCTCCTATATTTTCTATGTCTCTAACGCTAACTGGTAAAGGATTAAATGTTTCAACACCTGCTCTAGCTATAGCTTCTTCTTCTGACATACCTTCTTGTTTGGATTCTTGATATTCAAAAGCTCCGCCTACAAGTGGAAGAGACTTTGCAGTTGTAGATACTATCGTTGCTGTAGTACCAATAGCAACTTTACCTGCCTTTGATTTTGCAACTTTTTCTACTCCTTGAACAATATCATCCCAAAATCCTTGATCTTTTAATGTTTGTTGTACATCAGGGTCAAGTTCTTTCCACGCATTTGCATCAAGATTTAATTTTTTTTCTTTTTTAAGTTTTTTTTGTAATTCTTTTTGTTCAAGAGTATCTTTAGCTTTTTTAATTTTTTCTGATTCAGAAAGTTCTGCAACTTGACTTTGTAAATCTAATTTTGTTTTTGTTTTTTTTAATTTTTCTATTTCCAAATCTTCTTGGATAAGTAGTTCTTTTTTAGTTCCTGTTACAGCTTGTGCTTTTGCTAATTTTATTTCTTCTGGGTAAGCATCTCTAGGCTTTACCATCTTTTTAAGTTCAGTATTATCAAATTTAAAATCAGATTTGTGCCCATCATAAACTTTTACATTTTCGTTTGCAACGTCTAGCGTTGGTACATTTAAACCGTACCCTGTAAACAAATTATTAACTGTGCCTGCGTTTAAATTAAAAGCAGAGGTCTTTACCATGTTTTCAGTAATGTTACCTATAGCTTTTGACTCTGGGGTGTTTACTTTGTAAGACTTTGCTTTTGTGCCTTGTGCTGTATGACCCATAAAGTCATCCCCTAAATTACTTGAAAGTTTTAGATCACTTTCGAGTGCTTCAATATTTGCTGATCGTATTATTTCTGTCAAACCTGTAACAACTTTACCTTTTCTGTCTACAGGTAAAGATATTTCATGTCGATCTAAAAATTTAGGAAGTAAATATTTTTTCCAAGCTTGATTTACTTTTGTTTGACTTGTGCCAAACAATTTAATTTCTGCATTAGGCATGTCGGGGTTTGCTTTTTTGGCTTTGTTGTATACACCTTTGAGAAACTCGGCGAATGACCCAGTATAAGTCGTAGCGTATCTTTTTTTCTTACCTCTAACTTCTCCTTTTATTGAAACTGAAGTGCTGCCATCTTTATTCGTAATTACTGATACATCAGATAATCTTAAAGATTTGTAATCATCTGTGTCATTTAAAATTGTTCCAACTCTGTGACTTGTATATCTGTGGTATATAAGAAAATCTTTAGTGGCTTCACTTATTGCTTTGTCACCTTTCATTTCATTAAAACCTTCAGCGTAGATTTTATCTATCTCTTCAAAAGGTATCATACCTCTCATAGCTTGATCGCCACGAAGCTGACCTTTAGCACCAACGGTTTTTGCCAGACCTGTAGCACCTGTGACATCAGTAGTAAAATCAGTAAGACCAGATTCAACTAATGCTTGATTGGTATATTTTTCTAACGCTTGAGCTTTTACATAAAAATCAGTTTCTACTTTACCTTTGCCTGCTTGTATATTGGTTAAGTAATCTTTACTTTTTACTGTAGTAAAATAAGGACTTTCTAAAGTTACGTTCTCTCCCAATTTACCTTTTGTTATGGCGTTTTTAAATTGACTAATATTTTTAGCAGCATTTTTTTCATTAGCTTCAGTTGCCCTGCTTTGAGCAAGATCTAAAGCTTGCCCTATTGTCATGTCTTGTGTTATTTCTGCCATCTATTAATATCCAAATGTTTGGTCGTGTACTTGATAAACTTGATTTTTAATTCCTTGTAAAGATTTGTGTATTGAAGCGTATCCTGTTGTTCTTGTCATTAGCATATACCTTAGTGCATCGTATGCGTGATCTTCTGCCTTTGTATCAACATCCTCTGCATTTGTTTTGCTAAGAGGTATACCTGCCAGTTGCTTGATAAGGTTGACACAATTCGGAAATATTCGTAGTCGAGGTTCGTTTGTTCGAGGGTCATCGGCAAGCCTACGATGTATTTCCATTTTTCCTTGAAGTCGGTTTCGATCAGAGGGCAACCAACGCACTCCTGATCTCATCATTGTTTCGGCTATCGAAGGACCAAATCCTGTTTTATTCCAACACGAAGAGTCAAGGACTGTATAATGTGGTGTTGGGTCGTCTTCTTCTGTTTCTAGTATTCTATCGGCTAATTGCTCTGCTGTCAAGTGTTTTACGTATAATTCACGATAAACCCAGATATTATTATCCCAATCAATAGCACCCCATAAAATACACGAAGGACTCGAGTAGCCGTAGTCGGCGGCACGTATTCGTGGGAAGTTGGTAGGTAACTCAAAAGGCGGTGTAACATGTTTACTCCTTGAAAATTCTGGGAACGCTGCACCTTCCGTGACTTCCCAGTCTCCTTCAAGCAATCGTTTACGTTCAACTTCAGGAAGTGAACGCAACATCGCTTCGTATTGTCCGTCTGCTAACAGGTATGGGTTGTCAGTTAAACGGGCAGGAATGAACCTACGATAAAATAACGGTTCTCCTTGTTTTTCGTGACCATTGGGCCACAAAAATGGTTTTCCTGTTTCAATGTCTACAGCAGGAAACGTAGAATTATGTTCCGATGGGTCAATATACATCTTTTTTACCCACCATCCTCCGACTCCACCCGGATTGGCTGTGCAACGCATATACAAATTATTTTGTAACTCGGGATCAGTTGCACGAAGTCGTGAACGAAGATAATCCCAAACGTACGGTGTTGGGTATTGGGTTATTTCGTCTATACCGATCCAATTAAACGACTGTCCTTGAAACCGGGTTACGTCTTTGTCTTTGTCTAGGTACGTAAACCAAATGGTTGCTCCCGATGGAAAGTGCCACGTTGACTTTGACTCCCGGAACTTTGCACCGGGAAACGCTTTAGGGTAAAGTTGACGTGACTTGTCAATTAGTTCGGTTAACTCATCCAGAGTACGCCTAAGAAGAAGCCCACGATGGTTGCTGTTATGGCAATACCTAAGGGGGTCTGCAAGTAAGGCAAAACTTTTTCCTCCACCTGCACTGCCGCCGTACAAAACATCTCTTTCACTCGAGGAAAGAAATTCTTCTTGAGGTCCTTCATTTGGTTTAAAAATAATTTCACGCCCATCCACAAGTTGCTCCACAGCACTTGGAAGGGTTTCAAGATCGGTTTTATCAATAAGTGTGGTTTCATTACTTGTAAGTCCTTTCTCGACTTTTGTAATCTTTTCTTCAAGCTTTCGTGCATATCTACGCTTGCTTTCAGCCTGCTTCGTAACTTTTTCTGCTCTTTTTTTGGCATCTCGTAACCTCTTTTGTGATTGTTTACGTGCCTTTACTGCAGCGGAATAATAATAGTTTGATTTGGGGGCGTTGGGATCTTTCTTGGGTCGCCCACGCTTCGGTTGTTCGGTCATTAGTCTTTACGTTGTTTTGTCTAAACCTGCTTTACGTGGTTTTTGATAAGGTTTCTTTTTATCAAAATATTCTTTGCTTCTATCGTACCCAGTTAAAGCATCTATACCTTTTACAACTAAATTTAAAACACTAAATTTACCTAGTGGTGATCCTGTTGGGTTATCTTTTGTTTTTTTAGCCATCGATCATTTCCTTTTTTTTAAACTTCTTTTTCGTGAGGGTATGCTCCTCTACCATACATTTTTTCTTGTCTTAATTCTTTTTCAATTTCTTTGTCTGTAAGTTTTTTTGCAATGTACTTATCTTTTTCAGGGTTTCTAATCTTATATTTTTTACTATCTTCAATATTTCTAAGCTGAACAACCCCACCTTTTTTTTCGTAAACAGAACGGGGTGGATGTTTATACCTTGATGCTTGGGGATCATTTGCATATACTTTTTTAGCCATCGATTACGACCTCCTTTTTAGGCGGCAACAGAACTATTCCGTGTACTGCCTGCACGTTTACGTTGGTTGTTTCTTGTTTTCCCAATCCGACTCGGTTTAAAAGCGATTCTGCAGCTCTAAAACGTAGATCGTCTCCTCTTTCAGGTGTTGGGTTGTCAATTGTGCTTACAAGACGTGATGCAGCCTTGTATGCGTTCATAGATAAGACGTTTTGTGTACGTCTGATAATTTCGTCAGCAAGAGTGTTGCGTAACCACGTGGTTGTACCTCGTGCATAACCTGCTTTAACTGCAGCATCGGTTATGTTTCCACCGTTTTCAAAAAGATTTGTAAGGAACTCTTCTTGTTGAGGGGTTATTTCACGTTCTTTGCTTGATTGCTTTGGTAGTAGATTTGTCACAACGGTATCCTCGAGGTTGCAAGTGAGGTTTGTAAACTGGCATGTCGCTTACGATCTCGTCAACTCTCATTTTACACTGTTCTTTTGTCATGTATGGTCCCCGTACGTCTCTTAATTCTTGGCATGTTTGCGGCGAAATGGGTGAACCCCAAAGACAGGCGAGTACAAATGCTTCAAACATAGGTTTTCTTTCATTAAATGTACAAAGGATTAATTAATAAAGCCAAATACACGGTTAAAATTACTATAATACTTGGTTGTATGTGCTTTAATTAATGCTTTGTTACCACTATAATAGTGATTTATACAGGAATAGTCAAGAAAATAAAAATAAATTAAAAAAATCTTGACAACTCGTGATTTGGTTAGTACAATCGGAGTGTAAACCTCCGGGATACATATACAGTACACACACCCGCCCCGTTTTAATGCAGGGGTTACCTAAAGGGTATGCCCACATAGTTGTACAAGTAACTAATTCACGTAAAAATATGGCGACATTGCATGCAATTACTAGGGGGGGTGGGGTGTCCCTCGCACGCCCCCACACGAGTATATTTCTGGGAAGTTTATCATTGATAATTTGATAATCAACCAAAGGCAACCACCAACCCCAACAACAAACCCTCAAAATTTCCTTCAATTTATCTTTTAATAGCATCACATAATACATGCGTATGTTATATTGAGCAGTTTAATTGCACAACTAATCCCAAAAGGGTTTATTCAAGGGTTATATTGCGAGTATTATCCCAAACAACAAACCTTTTATTTATTCTTTTATATTAATTATTTATCTATTATTTAGGGTTTAACCCAAAAAGAAACCCTCTAAACTATGACAGAAATTTAGAGGGTTATGTTCTTCGTAAATTTTCGCAACTTAATCTACTCTATATTACGAAGAAAACTTGATTATCTGGTTAATTCAAATCAACCAACTTATAAACTCCGACTTTAACCTTATAGTTAGTTTCCTGATTACTTTCATCGAGAAACATATTACGATATTTGCTCGTAGTTTTTGAAAAGTTCCAATACTTTTTATCAAGTTCAACCATGCCGTTCGTATAACGCTTGGCAATAATTGAATTATAAGATTGAAATAACTGGTTATTATATTCATCGTTAATAATAAACTGGTTAGCAATCTTATTGCCCTTACTTGAAATCATGTTAAATACTTTCATTGTTAAGCACCTTTCTTTTCATTTATTAACTCTTCCAGATCAATCTGATTTTGTTCCTTTATTGCTTTCACAACTTTCAACTTACCCTGATTAATATGTTCTTTTGCTTTTTTGACCTCACTTTCGTCAAATAGTTTTTCTTCCATGATAGTCGTATTTTTTCTGAAGCTAAAGAACTCAAATCGACCTAGTTCAATTGAATGCTTGAGTTTCTTTTTATCTTTATCACTCATTATAATAGATGCTTTAGAGGGTTTAACCTTTATAACTTGATCAAGGGTAGTTTTAATAACGACCTGATCTTTTAACTTATCATTAGCATCAATAACATTTATATGAAAATCTGCCCAAGTCTCATAAATGGTAAACCCCATTTCAAGACTAAACCCCCCAACCTTAACAGGATTATGATTTTCGTCTAAATAACGAGTGAAAGCTTGTATCTCAACTTTATTGGTATCGCTACATTTCCACCAGTTCTCATTTACTTTGTTTGTAGTCATTTTTATTCTCCAATTAAAAAGGGTTAGATTAATTTCTAACCTAACCCCAATTAGATAGCAAAAAATAATTTAAGTCAATTATTATTTTTTTAACTGGTATTTATTGCGAATAGTTGAAACAACATTTAATTCGTTTAAATGCGTCAAGCTATCTTTTACTCTTGCAACTGGTAACCCAGTTCTTCTAGTAATAGATTTTAACTTTAACCCATTACTAGAATTTTTAATGACAAACAAAACAAGTTCTTTATGTACAAACAACTCGTGATTGACTTTGTATTTTTGCCAAGCTTTATGTAAGTCAATTGACAATTCATGTATGCGAATTGCCGAACGGCTTGTGTTGTGTTTTTGCCTTGCGTTGTTGCTGACAGTTTGTAAAGCATCAAGAGTTGCGTCAATGTCAATTGTTCTACTAATTGCTTTCATGTTTTATTCTCCTAATCTAAAAAAGTTTATGTAAACCATCTAAATTGTGTGACATTGAAATATCAGTAATACGTTGAGGAAGTACAACTGTAGAATTACAACTGTCGCAACAATTTCCGTCTGCAACTGGTTGAGCATTGTTGCCGTAATACCAATAGTTATCAATTCCATCTTTATCTTTTCCTAGATATTTAGGTTTGATACTTTCAGTACAAATGCAACAAACTTTGATTTTTGATTTATCAATCATTGTAGTTTTTTCCTTTCTTTAATTAAACAAATATTGCGTAAAGAATTATAACAATAAGAAGAAGTATTAATATTCTCCAAATAAACATTAATACTCTCCTCC